TGTATAGTAACAAATTTACTATACGATTCAACTGTCTGCAACTGACAATTATTTATGATTTAGCACTCTATAAAATGCTAACAATATATACTCTTAGTTTGAAAACTATAAAATTCAAGAAGTGTGAGTCAAGACTCCTTAAAATATAAATCAAAACTCAAGAGCAGAGCACTCTCAAAAATGCTCAATTTCATTTTATTTATAAAAAATTCTATTTTACTTTTTCATTTTTAAATTTGAACAATTTAACAAAGATTTATTAAAGTTTATTTTTTAATTAATAAATTAACTCCTTATTCAATTAATTATATAATATATATCAGGACCGCTAATCCATATTATACAGCAATCGGTATATTTATATTTTTGTAATACTCTGAGTAAGTATTATAATGATCTTGAAACACATAACGTAAGTCTTATAACGGGGTACCCTTTCATCCTAAAGCAAAAATTTATGTCTAGTAAATGATAGATTATTTAATCTATCCATCATTATAATATTTCATTCAGCAAGTCTACAAACTTATATTTATATACAATAAAGTAAAAAGGGATCTAGAAGATTCAACTTCTTTTCCCCCCTGAAATGGTACTTTTCCCCGCACAGCAACCGTAAATGCTGCCGAAAACTTATAATTTATATATTATTTAATTCGTTGAATCTTTCATTTCAACTATTATTTTATTACTTGTCTTCTAACCTTCAATATTTTCAAAATTTCGTTCCATTAATTTAAGGATTATACATATGAACTTTTCTAATAATAAGAAGGTCAGGGGAAATTTAGCACAAAACAACATTATTTTAAAAAAAAAAAATAAAAATAAAAAAATAAAAAATGCAAGAGTCGTGTCTGATGTAAGGAAAGCAGACAAAGTCAAATCTATTATTAAAAATAAAAATAGATTAAAAAAAACAACTTTGGTTAATTTTGAATCTAATGATCTAGATGATCTTTATCAACTTGATCATAAAGACATTTCTCCATTAAATATTGAATATAAAACTCATTTACTTATGTATATGGTTTATTTTCATTTATCTAATGCTTTATCTCAACCATATATAGTAGATTTTATACGCTTTATCAATAATTACTCTTTAGAAATATCTACTAGAGATAAAAAACTTTGGTCTACTAATTCTTTATCCAAATTATATAAGAAATATATAAATTCTCATTTATGTTTTTTTATAAGTAAACAGTTAGAACTCTTTGTTAAAAGTCCTAAATTTGATAAAAAATTAAATGATCTTTACCAAAGAGATCCTACTTTAGAAAATATTAATTTTGTTAATGTTATCTTATGTAGAAAACCTGTTGAATATATTAAATGTGATATGGATGATTATTTCTTTTCCTCATTGAATCAAAACTTACATATTATTTTTGATTTTTCTGATCAATATTTACAAGACTTATTTAATCATGGATTTTGCTCTGAAGATATGACACCTTATTATAAGGAATTAGATGGTATATCTAACGAAGATATTTATGAATATCTTGAAGAAGAGAAAATTCCACATGCACCTATTATTATAGGTTCATTAACTCCTCCTAAACGTAATATACTTGATAGATTTGAACTCAAACTTGAAAGATTTAAAGTTAACGTTCAAGATACAAAAAAACAATTTAATTATCTACTTAAAGATGTTTCTTCTGAGGTTAATACTAATTTACATTCTGTAAAATGTAAAGCTAAAGATAATTTCCAAATCTTTTTAGATGATATTGATGATATCAAAAAATCTTTATATGATGTAATTAAACATACTTCAATTGATGGAAGTATGTATTTTATTGAATATATAAATTCCGCTATTTATTCAATATATCAAATAATTAGACATAGAAATAAAGCTGAATTAGTTTGGTCTTTAACCGTTTTTATGAGTAATTCCTTTCCAGGTTTTTCTAATACAATACATGACATTATAGCACAATATATCAAAAGTTTCGTTAGTCAAATATCCTCTGCTGAAAAAGTTAAAAGTGAAGGTTTTGAACTTGATGAAACTTTTTCTCCAAAGAAAATGTTTGAGATGGTTATCTCAAGTCAAGTAGTGCGTTCCACCAGAAATTTTATTCTTAGTATGGTGGGTTTACGTTTTTTTTCTATAGAAACATCCAATAAATTTACGAAACTTTTAGGAGAAGCCAAACCTACCAATGTTTTAGATTTTACCTATTCTATGGTAGAAATGACAGAATCTTTTTTTAGATTCGGTCATACTCTTTATGTAACTAAATCTATTACTAGTGCTTGGTTAGATAAAGATCTTATAGCTCAATATATAGATGAAACTACTGAGTTAACACTTTCTTACAAAAGTGTTTATATAGGTAATGACATGAATTTTGTTGATACTATAGCCTCTGATAGAATAAGTGCTACTGATTTTTTATCTAAAGCTGATATATTCATTAAAAAAGGTGAAACTATTACCAAAACTATGAAATCTAATATACCTTTTAAAGCTAGATTAACAGAACTACGTGTAATGCGTAGAGCAATTATGTTAGAAATGCAATCTAAAAGACGTATGGCTCCTATGGGAATTGTTCTTCATGGAGACCCCGGCATAGGAAAGTCTTCTGTCTTAGAAAATATTTTTAAAGTACATTGTAAATCTGCTGGTAGAATTTATTCACCAGATGTAGTCTACAATAGATCCCCTAAATCTAAATATTGGACAGGTTATGATCCTATTATACAACCCATTATTCACATACCTGAGGTGGGATCTATATCTAATCTCTTAGCTCAAAAAGGTGATGAAACTATTGATGAATTATTAATGTTAATTGATAATTCTCCTTATTGTCCTGACCAAGCAGCTATAGAAGATAAAGGTGTTAATTATGCCATGCCTGAATTAGTAGTTATTGATACTAATAATCCAGATATGAATCTTAATACAATTATGTCAGCTCCAGCTGCTATTAGAAGAAGATTTTTATATATAGAAACACAAGTTAAAAAAGAATATAGAAAACCCGGTGGAGTATCTCTTGATACTGCTAAACTTAAAACTCTAAACTTAGAACACAAAATGGACTTATGGGACTTTCGTATTTATGAACAATGCCCCCAAGAAGGCAATGTTAAATCTACAAAAGTTTATTATGAACATGATGATCCTAACGTTAGAGATAAAGAAGTTTTTGATATGTTTGGATTATGTGCTCAATTATCTGAGTCATATAAACAACATAAAGAAGCCCAGAAGAAATTTATGGAAGCTACTTCAGAAGATGTTTCAAAATATTTAATACCAAAAGTTGAAACAGTTACTGCTGAAGCTGATTTATTTGAAGTTTATACACCTAATTATATTTTTCTAAATATACTTTATATTCTTTATATTTCAATTTGGTTTTATTTATCTACTAAATCATATATTTTCGCTTTTTGTTCAGTTATTATACATATTCTTACCATATTAGTATGGTTTTTAGCTATATATACCCGTAGAACTGAAAGGGAAGTTAAAAATTCTAGACGTACCCTCTTTGCTCTTAGTGAAACTATACGCCTTTATCATACTTTAACATATAATAATTTCTTAAATAATATATATAATCTCACTTATAATGCTTCATTGTTCTCTTATTTATTCCTTAAAACTTTTATATATGAAGATGAAAGATATACACTTCAAAAATGGAAAGTATTTTCTCGTAAAATATTTTCCAGTTTACCACCCATATTATTATTTTTCACAATTGTTGCTGCTTCTACAAAAATAGCTCTTAAAACATATAAAGTTGTAAATAACATTAAATCAGAAGGAAATATATCCACTAGTGGTAAATTTACTGATGATAATGTCGATAATTATGTTCTAGTTAATGAAAAACAATCTAATTGTTTATTTCCATTACCTGTTAAAAAGAAGGATTGTGACATTGATTACGATCAAGCTATTAACATAACTCCCAATTTAATAGGTACACCACGCAACTATAATAAAATTGATGAATTACATAATACCATACACGCTAATGTTAGATACGCTGTCTTACAATTTAAAGATGGATCACGCGTTAGAACTAAGATTTTAGGTATTTGTCGTGATTTTGTTTTAATTAATAAACATTGTGTTAGAGGTGAATTATATACTATGCATGTTTCTATGAGTCCTAATCAAGCTTCAGGTTTGATTAAAACTCATTTTACTTCTGAAGATTATTTAGAAGTAGCAGAAGATATTTTATTAGTTAGACTAATAGGTTCTATCTTCAAAGATATTACATTTTCTTTATGTGATTTTCCTTTTAATACAACACCATTACATTCTATGTTTTTACATAAAGATTTAATTGCCCAAAGAGTTAAAACTGAATTAGTTGATGATGAACATAAAATGACTGTCAATAACCCATACCGTTATACATTTCCTGAACATAAATCAGGCGATTGTGGAACTCCTTTGGTTTCTACTGTTGGATATAAAACTTTTCTTGTAGGAATTCATTGTGCTGGAGTTAGAGACATAGGTTATGCTTGTGTTATTAATAAAACTGTTCTTATGGAACAACTACAAATCCTTAAAGATAGATGTATTCTAACTAATATAGTTTCTGAAGGTTCTTTTCGTTTTAACACAACCAGCGAAATAGTACCATTGGGACCTAGATGCCCATTATTGTATGAAGATATACCTTCAGTCAACGTATATGGTAAAATCAGTGATCATCTACATATTACACCTAAAAGTACTCTTACCAAAAGTACTTTCTTCAATAAAACAGATTATTTACTTGGAGTACCATCAACTTTCGATGGTAGACCAAAATATATGGCTCCCAAAATGAGATCCTTTAGAAATGACGGTATATTTTATTCGCCAGAAAATAATTTTATTAAGAAAGTGGGTGTTTTGAAAGCTCCTTTAAATAATAGAATTATGGAAAATGTCGTTTTATCTTTTACTAGTGATTTAATATTACGATTGAAAGAAGAAAATATCACAAGTGCAAATCCAGTACCCCTTGATGTTGCACAAAATGGTTATCCTCTAAATTTTTATTATCGAGCTATGAGAAATAATACATCTGGTGGTTTCTTATTTACTGGCACTAAAAGTAAATATCAAATCAAAACTCCCTTAGATTTTAAAGAAGATGCAGTTACACCTAAATCTGAAGTTAAAATCCAAGTTCAAGAAATAATAGACTCTTATTTAAATCATGAAACTAGTCATTCAATAGTTGGAGCTCAACTTAAGGATGAACCTAGATCACGTGCTAAAGTATTATCTGGAAATACTAGAGTTTTTGCTATGTCATCTTATGATATGACATTAGTTAATCGAATGTATTTAATGCCTTTTTATAGTTTAATGTGTCAACACCGTGACGTATTTTTTACAAAAGTGGGAATTAATATGCATTCTCCAGAAGTTGATGTTATGTATAATACCCTCAAAAATTTTTCTCCATATATTATGGAAGGAGATTATGGTGGATATGATACAAGTATGCCAGTTGGTATAGGTATTATGGCAAATTCTGTTGTATATAATTCCTTAAGAAAGCTTGGCTATAACGATCATGCATTACAAATAGTACAAGGATTATTAACTGATAATCTTTATCCTACAGTAGTAATGGATGGTACAGTATTTACACCACCAGGTTTTCAACCTTCTGGTAAATATGCAACTGCTGAAGATAACTCTCTTCGTGGAATTATTCTTCTATATTACGCATTTGCTATTATGTGTACTCCTTTAGGACACGATAACGCTATGAACCAGACTCAAAAATTCAAAATACGTGATTTTACTAAACTTTTATTACCTATAACATATGGAGATGATATGTTATGCGGTGTGAAAGAAGAATTATCTATGTATTTTAACAATATCACATATGCTAAATTTGTTGAAGAAATTTACTATATGACATTTACTACGTCAGATAAAAAAGAACAATCTTCAAGATTCATTGATATATCTCAAATTTCTTTCCTTAAAAGAAGTTTTCGATACCATCCTGAATTAAAAAGAATAGTTGCTCCTTTAGATAAAGATTCTTTAATGAAAAGTTTATGTTATTATTTACCCTCCAAAGAAATCACACCTGAAGATCAATTAGTTCAAACTTGTAACTCAGTTATGAGAGAATTATTATTTCATTGTGATAATGAAGTTGAGTATGAAGACTATAGAC